GGGGGGGTACAACGGCATAAATTATTTAGCCAAACGCATATAAGCGTATATGTACCTACTAAACGAGTGAAATTTATTAGCGAAACAGGTGAGCATACAAAATCACCAGCACATCATAGTATTTTTGTAATGATCAATTCACCGAAAACGGACATAATGTTTGAATATCAAATGAAATGAGGTAAACATATGAAAGCATTCTTATACACAATATCCATAGCACTTATTTTAGTAATGAAAGCTGAGCTTATTGCGCTTGCTATTGCGGCAGTGCTTTGGCCAATTGGATTATTCGGCGTAACTGGCGGCGATATATTGCGATTAGTTGGCTTAACTCTTGGCACATTCGCAGTATCATTGGCGGCGTATGTGAGCGCAGAACTCAAAAAGTAGGTGTGGCACATGAACAGATTTGAAAGCACACTAGGCCTAATAGAGTTAAGAGCGGCTTTAACCATTGTTATAGGAAATGATATAATCGTGCCCTCTATTGAGCAAAGAGAGGCCGTTATAGTTAATACCAGAATATATGGGTATATCTGGCGTTATAAAAATTGCTAAAGATAAGCCTTATAGAGTATTTATCAAAATTAAAGACAGCTTAGGTTATAAGGTACTAGAAGTTATGGACATAATCGACCTTAGATTATTAGATAGCAAAATACAGCTTACTAACAATAGCTATACAATGGGTAAGCGTCTAATGGTGATAATGAGATAAAAGGGGGAATATATATGCCAAATTGGTGCGAGGGATGGGTTAAGTTTAGAGGTTCTAAAGAAAATTTAATGAAATTTATTCAATCTGAGTTTAATGGATCAGAGCCAGAGTTTGATTATGACGAGTTAATGCCTAATATTCCAAATAGGGATACATTTTTAAAATCTTTAAGACGTGCTTTCGTTGAGGGCAATAACGATTGTGATGATTATATTTATTTTAATGATAATGATATTGGCATTTTCGCTATAAAAATAAAAAATGCGTGGAGTGTTGAGGGGCAAGGATATTCGGAACTTGCAAAGAAATATAAGCTGGACATTAGAGGGAAGTGCTATGAGTGTGGCATGAACTTTGCAGAGGAGTTTGAATATAACTCTAATGGTAATGAAATCCTTTATAAAGTGCATAAGTTTACAGATTATCAATGGGAATGCGAATGCCCAACATTAGGCGGTTAGTGAAAGGAATATTAGCATGAACGATAAAGAGGGCTGCAAGTGGCTGTTACAAAAACTATATGATAGAGGCTTAAAATATATTGTGTTTGACTCTGTGCTAGGTAGATATTTTGGGGTTGATAAAATTCCTGTAAAAAACGGAGTGAAATGGAATTATGACGGCATAATACGCCTTAAAATAGGCCTTGTTACTGACTTAATTCCAGACTTTAACGAGCCAAATTATCTCGATGTTGGCAAGTATCTCGGTATTGTTGATTGGAGTAAGGTTTCTAAAGACACCCCTATATTGGTTAGTAATGACAACAAGGAGTGGAAAAGAAGATATTTTGCTCAATACAAAAACGGAAAAGTGGTTGCTTATGGTTTGGGTGCTACATCATGGAGTAGCGGTTGCATACTACGTTATTGGGATTATGCAAAGTTAGCAGGTGGCGACGATGAAAAATAATACATACATCATCACTCTTGAAAGCGGCTGTTATGAATGGACACGAGAAAATGAAATACACGGCTTAAAAGAGGCAAAAGAGGCAGGCATTAAAGAGGCTCAAAGGTGCGACAAGGATATGTTCTATCTGGTGCGCTGTTCGCAATGGTGGCCTAGAACGGAAGGACTGACTGACTACTTAGTTGACGAGATAGATGAGCAATTAATAGACAATCTTTATGACGATGAAACACTTGGATCCATAAAAGACGAAGAAATAAAGGAACTTGACGCAGGTCTAAATAAATTAATTCGACAATGGCTTATCAGAAATAAGCGCATACCTAACGGCGTGTATTTTGAGGAAGAAATTATTTATAAGGTTAAAGACGGAAAGGCGGTAAGAATTGGATAAAGAGACGCTTGACGAAATAATTCGCAAAGTATCCAATATAGTCATGCTGATTATAGGGGTAGCGCTTTGTACAACTCTTATTATGGTGGTTATATTCGTGATAGCAGTGCTTTCGCAATTGGCAAAGGGGTAGTATATGGAACATCAAAGGACTTTTACAGAGGGGGAAGTAGAGCAAATCGTCAAAATAGCAGCAGAAACAGCAGCACAAACGGCCTTAACCGAGTTTAATAGGCGTAACGAGGATATGCTTGCCAAGAAAAACGAAAGAGCCTATAAGAATACTACAACGCTACTCGAGGGATACACGGCTATGAAAGCACATTGTAAGAGTGCTATTGCAAAGGCAGAGGATACTCTCACACCTAGCGATTTACAAACAGTATTGTATGAGGTTTTTAACCGTAGAGGGTTATTGCAGATTGAAACCATTCTCGCAAGTAAGCGGCGTACAGAACTCATTATTGAACATATTGACAAAATGCTCGAGGTATACCGCATAACTTGCATTAACAATAATAAGCACTATTGCGAGTGCGTGATTGATAGGTATATCAACGATTTAACAATCGCAGAAATCGCAGAAAAGCATAATACAGTTGAGCGAAACGTGTATAGGTGGCTCGACAAAGGAATAGATGATTTGAGTATATATTTATTTGGCGCATATGCTCTTTAAAGTGTCAAAAAGCTGTCATATTCAGTACTAAATATATGTGATACTATGTTAGTGGTGAATGGTGCTTATACGTTTCATTCTATCCTCCTTTCTTTCAACTATAGACATACGCAAAAATACCTCGGCAGAGATTAGGATACTCTGTTCGAGGTATTTTTGTATTTACACATAAAAAAGAGGTGAGATCGTGGCGACAAAGAAAGTGCAACCAAAGAAAAAGAGTAATGCAGGTCGAAAAGGCTTATATAAAGAGTGGCTAGAGGCTGATAACCTTATTCGTTTAGAGGGCTGGGCTCGCAACGGCCTCACAGATGAGATGATAGCGCATAATATTGGCATTACTACTACAACTTTATATGACTGGAAAAAGAAATACCCTCAATTTGCTGAGTCCATAAAAAGAGGTAAGGAAGTAGTAGACATTATGGTTGAAAATGCCTTGCTTAAAAGTGCTATGGGGTATAAGTACGATGAGGTTGTAAAAGAGCGTGTTTTTGACTATGAAACAGAAACAAGTATAGTTGTAGAGGTTAAGCGCACAACTAAAGAAGTGGCGCCTAACCCTACATCTCTTATTTTCTGGCTTAAAAACAGAAAGCCAGAGGCGTGGAGAGATACAAAGAATATTGACGCATCCGTCGAGGTTAGAAACCCATTTGAGGGTATTGATACAGCTGATATTAAAAAGCTCATTGGTGAGGAATAAGCTCAATCTGTATATGGTCGTGCAAAGGGGGTGAGGGCGTGCAGGTTCAAAGTAATAAAGAGAAAATCATACAACTAGCAAAACGAGAACTCGCAAGACGTGAGTTCTTTTATTATTGTCAGCTAAAGACAGGCGGCTTTTACAAAAAGAGCCGTAAATATTTAGTTAGACTTTGTAATGAACTACAGAATTTTATTGAAGATGATACGTATAACGTGCTTATTATGAACCTGCCCCCATAACCTCGGCATGGTAAGAGTTTAACGGCGCAGCATTTTACACAATGGCTATTTGGCAATAACCCAGCGGCCAAAGTAATGACAGGCTCTTATAACGAAACGTTATCTAAAATGTTTAGTAAATCAGTTAGAAATACGGTTCAAGAGAATAAGGCCGACGAGGATATTATTGTATTCTCTGATGTATTCCCAAATGTAAGAGCGGCCGTAGGCGACGCACAGGCGCACCTATGGAGCTTAGAGGGCTATACTAATTCATATCTTGCAACATCGCCAACTGGTACAGCTACAGGCTTTGGCTGTTCGCTCATGATCATTGACGATATTATCAAGAACAGCGAAGAGGCTTATAACGCTAGCGTGAAAGAGAAACATTGGGAATGGTTTACGAACACTATGCTTTCACGGCTCGAAGAGGGCGGCAAGATTATCATTATCATGACTCGCTGGGCGAGTGATGATTTAGCAGGTAGGGCAATAGAGCACTTTAAAGATGATCCGTTATTTAAAGCTAAAGTCATTACCATGAAAGCCTTACAAGACGACGGCTCTATGCTTTGCGAAGAAGTACTCTCTAAAGCCTCTTACACGTCAAAGGTGAGGGCTATGGGCGAGGACATTGCCAGCGCCAACTATCAGCAAGTGCCGATAGATTTACGAGGCTGCCTTTACAGTCAAATACTTACATATGACACGTTGCCAAGAGATGATAAAGGTAACGTGTTATTTTCATGTATCAAGAATTACACAGATACCGCCGATACTGGCAGCGACTGGCTGGCTAGTATCACATACGGCGTATATGACGGAGAGGCTTATATTCTTGACGTGATATATACCAAAGACGCTATGGAAACCACAGAGCCAGCAGTAGCCGATATGCTGCATAGAAACGGCGTAAATGTGGCCGACATAGAAAGCAATAACGGCGGCCGAGGGTTTGGCCGTAACGTTCAAAGTATACTCAAACAGAAATATAACTCTAATAAGTGCGTGATTAATATGTTTCATCAAAGTGGCAATAAGATAGCTCGCATTCAGTCAAACGCTACATGGGTTATGAACCACGTATATATGCCTAAGAATTGGCGAGATCGTTGGCCGCAGTTCGCCGCTGATATTACCAAGTATCAGCGAGAGGGCAAGAATGCACACGACGACGGCCCAGACGCACTCACAGGCATAGCAGAGAAAATCAATGCGCCGCAAGTTCGCAGCGGTAGAATTAATATCAATTAGAAAGGGGTAACATGGCAATTACTACAAATAACCCTCGATTAGAGGAGTATGAGCTGTTACATGACGCCTATTATGGTAGCGGTATGTTCGCTACTGGAATGGCGATTACGGAACACGCTCGAGAGAGTACGCAGTCAATCGCTTTTAGACGTAAGATAGCTTACTACTTAAATTACACAGGGCCTATTTTGAATGCCTCTGTAGATCCTATCTTCAAAGACGAAATCAAACGAGAATACGGCAAATCTGTATTATTTGATGAGTTCATTAATGATGTAGACCGTCAAGGCACATCGCTACAGGAATTTATAGAGCAAAATGCTATAGCAGCTAAACTCTATGGCGTTATGTATATCGTGGCAGATAATGTGAGCGAGTTCGGCAGCTCTTTGGCTGAAACATTAGCCAATAGATCTATGCCTTATCTCACGGCTGTTGAGCCTAAGAACGTAGTAAATTATGAGTTCGACGACAACGGAAAGCTCAAACTATTTACTTACGCAACATATTTGAAGAACGCTGACGGCACAATCAAAGCACGTTGCCATACATGGACGCCTACCGAGTGGAAAATCACAGATGATGAGAATAAACTCATCGACAAAGGCGAGCATAACATTGGCCTCATTCCTGTGGTTCAATGGTTTGGCAGGGCGGCACGTAAGCGTGATATTCTTCCACCGCCAGAGTATTTGAGTATCGCTAAAACGAATGCTCATGTATATAACCTATGCTCTCTACTCTCTCAAATTCTATACAATCAGACATTCTCTATCTTGACTATGCCAGTTAATAATAATGGCTTGCAAGATGTAACAATCGGTACAGACAACTTGCTCGCATATCCATTCGAGTCAAGCAAAGCGCCGAACTTTATCGCACCAGATAAAGGCCCAGCCGAGGTGCTTATGGCTCAAATCGACAAGCTCATTAACGAAATGTATCGCATGAGCGGTATTGATAGTGTAATCGGTGTACAGCAAGCAAAGAGCGGCGTGGCTAAACAATGGGACTTTGAGCGTACTAATCAAAATCTAGCGGCCTTTGCAGTCCGCTGTGAGAATGCAGAATATGACATTATCGCTCTCTATAAGCTGTGGAGCGGCGATAATTTGGAATATTTTTGCGAGTACCCTAAAGACTTCAAGGTAAATGATGTTACTGAAAGCCTTACACAGGCGCAGCAAGCCAAAGACCTCGAATTTGAGTCAGACACATTCGATAGTGAGATCCTAAAGAAAGTAATTGACGCTTACATGCCTAATTTGGAAAAGGAAACTAAAGACGCAATCGTTAAAGAGGCACAGACGGCGGCCGACACCAAAGCCCAAGACAAAACCTATAACGATGATGATCTAAACGGTGGCGATAATGACACAGACGAGCCAAACGCTTGATAAGATACTTGAGCAATTTGAAAAAATGGTGCGTGAGTTAGTATCGCTTGGATATTCAGCCGATAAGGCCGTTCAAATCGCTTATAAGACTTATCCTATTATGGAAATGCTAGAGGCCCCTCTTACGGCTGATATGGTGGAAAATTTTAACAAGGCATATCATAGTGTGCTTACACCGCTCTCGGTAGCAGGGCATAGGCCTTTTAATTACACAACTCAATCAATCAGTGAGGCCATGCAAGCAGCTTGGGCGAGCGACGGATTAAAGCTATCTAAGCGATTACATAAAAACGCTCATAAAGTGCGACGAGAGACGACGGCGGTTATCGCTAACTCTCTAAAGCGTGGTAAGGGCATAAAAGCTCTAGCTCGCTCGATATTCGAGGGGTATGGCAAAGGTGGCATAATTGCTACTGATAAACTGCCTAAACATATCGAACGGCTTAGAACGTTAAAGCCGCCGCAATCACTCAATGATGAGGAATTAGCTCGATTTAAGCGGACTATTAGACGCACAGAAAGACTAGTGCAGCAGAATACAACGCCAAGCCTACGAGCTGCCTATTCCGAGCTTATAAAAGCCGTAGACGAGGGCAACGCTATTGACCTTTCTCGAGCTGTTGGCGTGGCGGTACAAGAAAAGGCACGATACAACGCCGAACGAATAGCTCGCACAGAAATGGCTAGGGCTTATGCCGACGGCAAAATGAATAGATATGCTCACGATGATGATGTTGTAGCTTTGAAATGGACATTATCAAGCCGACACCCTCGCTATGATATATGCGACTTTTACGCTAACGCCAATTTATATGGGCTAGGTAAGGGCGTTTATCCTAAAGATAAATTTCCTACGCTGCCTGCTCACCCTCATTGTATGTGTAGAGTATCGCCTGTCTATGATTTTGAAGTAGATATTACTAAGGCGAAAGACAATACAAACGAGGGCGGCAAGCGATATATAGAGTCTATCTCTCGTGATCACATAGAGAAATTGCTCGGTATAAGCGGCAGTAAAGAGGTTAAAAGCGGTAAAGCGAACTGGAAAGACCACATAAGAGGCTGGAACGATGAAACATTCAAGCCTAGAACACCAAAAGAAAACAAATAATTTAGACCTACAGGCCTATGCAAGTGAATGCATGGGCCTTTTATATTGCCATTAATTAGGGGAGCCGAACGGTGGCAAAATTCATGACGAAAAGGAGAAAGACTCATGACTTTAGCAGAATTGTACGCAAAACTTGAAAATCTCGAGGGTGGCAAAGACCTCGTGGCAGGCTTTAAAGGAGAAATCTCTCGTATTAATGAGAGCGCCAAATCCGACCGCCTTAAATTCGAGAAAACCATTACAGATTTAACCTCAGCACGTGATGAGTTAAAAGGTAAGATTGACGAATACGAGGCTCACAAAGGCGAAAAAAGCCCAGAAATCTTGAATCTTGAAAAGCAAATCAAAGGCCTCACAGATAAGTATGAGCAAGCCGAGAAAGCTCGCCAAGCAGAGATTGAAAAGCGTACTAATTCCGAAATCAGCGCTCAAACAATCGCAGCGCTAACAAAAGCTAATTGCACGGACGCTGAGACATTCAGCAAGCTCATTGCTGGACAAATCAGCGTTCAAGAGGACGGCTCTTATGGCTGGACTAAGGACGACGGCACAATCGGCACTATCGAAGAATGCGCAACGGCATTTCTTGCTGATAAGCCTTACGCAGTTAAAACGGCGCAAAATGGCGGCAGCGGTGCAGGTGCAGGCAATGCAAATGACGGTAATGGTCAATTAGCGGAAATGTACAAAATCGCAGGCATTAAACCGCCTAGCGAGGGTTAATTTTTAATGATGAAATGAGGTAATAATCAATGGCAATTAATACTTTGCAAATGGCTCAAAATTTCCAAACAGTACTAGACCAACAAATGCTAGTGGCTGCTACATCTGGCTTTATGGAGGCCAACGCTGGCGATGTTAAATACAACGGCGGCGATACTGTGAAAATTCCTACTCTCTCCGTTGACGGCTTGGCTAACTATGATCGTGATAACGGCTACAACCGAGGCTCTGTATCTTTGAAATTCCAAGATTTCAAACTTACCCAAGACCGTGGTCGCAAGTTCTCTCTTGACTCTATGGACGTAGATGAAACAAACTTCTTAGCAACAGCGACAAACGTTATGACTACGTTCCAAAAGGAGCAAGTTATTCCAGAAGTTGACTCTTACCGCTACTCTAAAGTAGCTGCATATGCTAAGCAAGAAAGCCGCAAAACAGACTCTTTCACTCCAGATGATACTAACATCATCAAACAGCTTAACAAAGAAATCATGGAAATTGAGGACTTAATCGGTGAAACTGGCGATTTGGTAATCGTAATGAGCGCACGTGTTCAAGGTATTTTGAACGAGGCGGCAGGCGCTAAAGGCATGCTCAATGTAGCTAACTTTACACAAGGCCAATACAATACTCGTGTTCGTACATATAACGAAATTCCTATTATTGGCGTATCTAGCGCACGCTTAAAATCTCAATATGTGTTTAACGACGGCAAAACTAGCGGCCAAGAAAAAGGCGGCTTTAAAGCTGATACAGGCGCAAAAGCTATTAACTGGCTTATCATGAGCCGCAAGGCTGCTATTGCTGTTTCTAAAACAGACAAAATGCGTATTTTTGATCCAACAATCAATCAACAAGCTAATGCTTGGGGCATTGATTACAGAAAATTCCACGACGTATGGGTTCCTAAGAACCGCTTAGCGTCCTTGTGGGTAAACTTTGGCGCATAATTAGGGGGTAACTATGGGTAAATACAGAGTAATTCGTATGAATGAGGTTCGATACACGGACAATGAAAGCACTCTCGAGCTATGGCTTGATGAGGGTTTTGTATTAGAACCAGAATTTGAACCAGACAAAGAGCCGACAGACGGCGAGGGCGGCGTAGGCGATAAAAACCCAGAAACAGAGCCAACAGACGGCGAGGGTAAGAAAGCTACAAAGTCCACTAAGAAATAATCATGAACGCTAGAGAGGTGTTTGAAAAACGCCTACGGCAGGCTATAAGAGCCAGCGCTCGAGAGGTACAGGAAGAGGCACAACGTACTCATCGCTTTACCTATCGGAGCGGCCAGCTTGAAAGAGCTATAGATGTGCGAATGATTGGCGATAAAACGGCAGAGGTATATATCGACAGTAACATCGCACCCTATGGGCCTTTCGTGCATGAGGGAACACGAGCGCATTATATTTTTCCAAAAGAAAAGCAGTCTTTGCGCTGGGTTCCTGCAGGCGGCAATGGCTTTGTGTTCGCTAAGCGTGTATTTCATAGAGGCACACAGCCAGACCAATTCTTATATGAGGCTCTCGACAATAGCCGTGAGGCTGTTCATGATATATTCTCAAAAGCCGTCAATGTATCGCTTGGCGATATTGCTCGAGATATTGAGTTAGGCGTTAAACGAGCAGAACTACACATCAAACTGTAAGGGGTTACATACATGTTATACAAATTTCAAGATATGATATTCGATGATGAGCTACTCGGCCCTAATGTGCTTGAAACCACTTTGAGGAAAGCCGAGAGCTGGCTGTATGTATTAGCTAAACGGCTAGGCGTGCAAGAGGGCGATGTAATACGATCATTCATTACAGATGAGTTGGTAACTCTATATTGCTATCGAGAAACCTGCTCAAATAAAGCCGCCTCTTTAACTGGACAATACAGCAGAAACGGCCAAGATGATGATTATTATTCTAAAAAGTTGAAGTATATCAACAATAGAATAGCGGTTTTAGAAAACCAAATCACAGCGGAGCAGCTCACAGGGCAGCCGTCCAAGTATGCAGGATATAGAAGTATTCCTCTGTATCGAGGTGGCTAATATGTGGCTCGAATTATTGAATAAAATTAAATACGCAATCGAGAAAGCTGGGTTTGACGGACAAGTCAAGCTCGGCTTTTTAGCGCCTCAAACAGCTGGGGTAGACTCGCTCGGAATGGTAATGCTAGGCCGAGGTGAGGCAACCCCTAGCGACGATAAAGTGCAGAATATGCTCAAACAAGAGTTTTACATTGAGGTATGGACTAAATCAGATAGCCATGAGTTCGATGTAGCTTATGAACAAATAGCGGCTCTTGAAAGCCAAATAGAGAAAATCATCATTGCCTTTCGTGAGTTGTGCGGTGCACTTAATGAGGAATATTGCGTATTACAAGAAAGCGGCTATCAAATCATTGATATTCGCTGCACCAATAAAACAGACGATCACGACAGCATGAGGCCGTTTATCGGCACACAATACCGATTTGAGGCTAAAATGTACGATTTAAAAGAAAACCTAAATACTAAAGGGGGTATTTATTAATGGCAGAAACATTATACAAACCAGCGGCCGTGGATATGCCTACAGCAGGCAAAAACTACCTATTATATTTGAATGTAGGTACAAATGAAAAAGCAGGCGCTAAATGGTTGCTTTTAGGCGGTCAACGCTCTGGCGACTTATCTCGTAAAGCCGACTCTATCGACGCCTCTCATAAGGGCTCTGGTGGTTGGAAGTCCACTATCGCAGGCCTTAAAGAGTGGAGCTTTGCAATCGAAACACTCTTAATGCCTAAAGAAGAAAGCTTGAAACTCTTAGAAAAAGCATTCTTGGACGGCGACAATGTACACATAAAATTCGAATATCCAGACAAAACATTCTTCACTGGCATTGCAAGTGTAACAGAGCTTTCTATCTCTACACCTCATGACGGCGTAGCTACTTATAAAGGCTCTTTAAATGGCGTAGGCCCTCTCTCTGAGTTGCAACCTGCACCAGTAGGCTAATAGGTAGCCTTATATACCTGTATTTTTCCTAAATTAGCGCTAAAATAGGGAGTTTTAATTATGAAAAAAGTTAATTGCGATTTTTTTAAAAATGGCGAATATTTAATGTTCAATATGCAGCGCCTCATGGAGTTTGAGGCTGCTGTAGGGCAACCGATTGGGGAGCTCTTACAAATGAGCATTTGGCCAATCAATAGCATTATCACAGGCTATGCAATCGGCATGAAACAGCACAAACGAAATGCTCAACAATATTATGAATTGTTTGACGAGCTACTTGCTGATGAAACCAAAGACATGAGCCTCTTATCATTACAAGCGCCACTCATGCAAGCGATCATTGCAAGTGGTGCTTTGGGTTCTAAAATGTACTATCAAATGTACCCAAACGAGCTCACGCCAGATGATAAGTTAGCTATCGAAAATGAGGCCGAACAAGCAAAAAACTAGAGGGGGGCCAAAGCGCCCCCTCTTTTTCTTTATGGGTACGAAATGCGGAAGAAATAGCATATAGCGTGTTAGAACTGAAACCGTGGGAATTTATGCGATTACAGCCTATGGAGTACAGAAAGCTAGTTAGAGGGTATGAACGTAGGCAAAAACTACAGGATATGAACCGAGCTTTCTGGGTAGCCAACATCATGAACACGCAGCTAGCCGAGCCAATCGAACCTAAGAAATTTATTGACATTCTATATCCGCCGACAGCAGCCGACAAACGGCGAGCAGAGGCTGATTTCATTCGAGAATTTAGAGAGGCAGGGGGTGAGATATAGATAAATGGCAGATAGCAATATTAATGTAAAAATAAGCGCCGATAGCTCGCAAGCTACAGCGGCGATAAATAAAGTTGCTAATACATTAAGCTCTGAGCTACCCAAAGGGGTGCAAGAGGCTAGTAATAAGGTAGCCAAAGAGGCTGCCAGTATTAGAGCTGAGATAAAGTCTATTGTGGCTCAAATGAATAAGGGGCTGCAATTCGCTGGCGCTGTAACAGGCATAGGCCTAGCGGCGAATGCTGTAAAGGATGTAGCTGTAGCAGCTGCACAGACAGCCGACCAATTAACAAGCATACGTTCTCGTATCAACTTAATCAATGACGGCTCACAAACGACAGCCGAGATCATGGATAAAATATATGGCGCAGCCAATCGCTCGAGAGGCAGCTATATAGACATGGCCGACAGCGTGGCAAAGCTCAATATGCTGGCAAAAGACGCTTTCAGCTCAAATGATGAGGCTATATACTTTGTTGAGCAATTAAATAAGCAATTTAAAATATCTGGTGCAGGCATTCAAGAGGCGAGTGCTGCGATGTACCAATTAACCCAAGCTATGGCTAGTGGTAAATTGCAGGGCGATGAGTTCCGCTCAATCATGGAAAATGCGCCGTTACTAGCTCAATCAATCGCCAAAGAAATGGGTATGAGTGTAGGGCAGTTAAAAGAAATGAGCTCACAAGGGCTTATTACTGCCGATGTAATCAAGAGCGCCTTATTCAATGCAGCAGAGGAAACAGACGCACGATTTGGCGAAATTCCTATGACTTTTGCAGAGGTAGGGCAATCTGTACAAAATCAATTAATACAAGCCTTTCAGCCTGTACTTGAACAGCTTTCTACATTACCGCAAAGCGGTGAGTTTCAAGCGTTCGTTGAGGGCGTAGGCATAGCTATTAGAGGGCTAGCTGCAGCAGCACAGGGCTCTATAGGCTTAATAAGCGCAGCTTTCGCAGGGCTTAGGATAGCAATATCCACTATCTCGCAGACAGTTCGCAGCTTTGGCTCATTGTTTATCAGTACAATGCCGAAGATTTCGGCGGCTGTGTTGGCTGTAGTAGTGGCCTTTGCGTCCTATAGGGCAGCTATTGCATTATGTAGCGCACAGACTGCGGCCTTGACTGTGAAAGTAGTTGCGTATCGAGTGGCAGAATTAGCCTCGGCAGCAGCTACAAAGATACACGCTGCGGCTATGGTAGTATTAAGGGCTGCTATGGCAGGCACAGCGACAGTATCGGCAGCATTAACGGCCTTAATGGTAGGCCTAAGAGGTGCATATATTGCGGTGCGTAGTGGTGCACTAGCGACAGCAGTCGCTCAACGTATTTTAAATGCAGTAATGAAAGCTAACCCAGTAGGCTTGCTCGTATCGGTAGTATTAACGCTGGTTACAGTGTTCGCTACAGCAGCAGCGGCCTCTAATGGCTTTGGGGCTACATTAAGCTCGGTATTCTCTACTATCGTTCATACTGCTGTATGGGGCGTGAATAAGATTATCGACGCATTGAACTGGCTCATCGCTAAACTCAACAGCGTAGGCGACAAAGTAGCCAAATTCTTTGGCGGTACGTTTACAGCTATTGCGCAGGTTGATACTATCAGCGCAGATACAGCGCAGAGCATTGTAAATACTGCTGGAGATATGGCCTCTCAAATTGCGAGCGGCTTATCTGGTGGCGGTGGCGGTGGCGGTGATCTCGATGTAGGCGGCGGTGGTGGCGGCGGTTCAGACGTCGGCGGTGGTAGTGGTAAAGGCGGCAAAGGTGGCGGCGGCAAGGGTAGCGCTGGCAAAGACCTTGAGAAAGAGGCTAAGCAAGTGCATGAGAAAATCTTGCAATCGTACCTTGAAATGCTCGGCAATAAGCAAGAGTTACTCGAATTAGAGTATAAGAAAGAGCTTGATGAGCTTGAAAAATCAAAGGCAGCTAACGCTAACTATCAACAAGACCTTGAACTATTGAACGCCGTATATTCCGATAAACGCATTAAAGCCAAGCAGGAAGAAATGGCGAAAATGCGAGAAATCGAGAATAATATTCGAGATATGCGAAAAGATCTCGAGCTAAGCCTAGCGGTTAAGGATAGCACAGGGGCGGCCTCGCCTATGGTGCAATTCACCAAAGAATACACCGATGCAATAGACGCAATCAGCGATAAATGGGATAAATACAGCGATGATTTTGTACAAATGGACAAAATGCAGCAACAGCATTTCATTGATACGCTGAAAGAGCGAGGCATTCTGTTTGAAATGACAGAGGACGGCAGAGTTGACTTTGAAAAGCAAAAGACTGAGGAGTTGCTTGCTGTTCATCGTGATTACAATGATAAATACCTTGAATTACAACGTACGCAAGCTGAGGAAAAATGGAATATTGACGAGGCTATGCGGACACAGAACTTTGAGGCGTTGCAGTCAGCACTCAATGATGAATATGTAGCGACACAGCAGAACTATGATTTAAGAAAAAATCTTTTATCAGAGTATCAGCAAGCCGTAATGGATAGCCACTGGAACACGCAACAACTATTATTTGACGCATTAAATGCTGGCATTGATAGTATGCAAAGCGGTATTTCAAGCCTTATTCAAGGCACAACCACGCTCACAAGCGCAATTCAAAATATTGGGAAAGCTATGCTTAAAGCTGTAGCTGACTTTGTGGCGAATTGGATAGCTGCTATGGTTAAAAAAGCCGTGTTCGGTAAAATGCTACAGTCGCAAGAAACAACAGCCAGCATAGCAGCGGCACAAGCCCAACTACCTGCATGGAGTGCACTCGCTCAACAAATGAGTATGGCAACCTTTGGCGCTAGTGCGGCGACTGGTATGGCCGCATGGAGTAGTAGCACAGCAGCAGGAACGGCAGCAAGTGCGGCGCTCGGTGCAGTTGGCAACTTTGGCGGCAGCTTTGGCGCTGCATTTAGTGCTAAGAGCATGCCAGCACTCGCAGAGGGTGGCCTTGCATATGGCACCACAATAGCCCAAATCGGTGAGGGTAAATATCAAGAGGCTGTATTGCCTTTATCTGATACAGTATTCGACCGATTAGGCGAGGGCATTAATCGCTCTAATGGTGGCATGGGTGCAGGTGGCGGCATTACGCTCAACGTAAGCGCTATCGACGCTGAAAGCTTTGGCTCATTCCTCGAAACACGAGGCGGCAGAGCTTTGCGTCAATTCTTAGTAAATCAAGATAGAGAATTTATCGGAACAGAGGGGACATGGTAATATGGCCGAAATAATGAAATTTCCTAGTATTATTTCTTTGGCTTGGAAATCTACAAAGGCCCAGAAATGGGACACAAAGACCAAGACCTCTGGTTCTGGTAAGGTTCGCACTATGACTAACTGGAAATACCCTCAATATACTATCTCTACAGAGTTCGAGGTGCTGACACCAGCGCAGTATAAAGAGTTAATGGGCTTTTACTCAAAAACTCGAGGGGGTACAGTTCCATTTTTGTGGCTAGATCCAGAGGACAACCAAGAGAAAGGTATTCAACTCGGTACTGGCTCAATGGGTTCATGGCAAGCCGTGCGAAAGTTCGGTGATTTCCTAGAGCCTGTATATCACGTTGAAAACCTTACATTATATGCTGACGGCTCACCTATTCGAGCTGTTAGCGATAAAGGCGTGATTAAGCTAGCAGCAGGCCAAACAGTCGAGCCTAATGCAGTAATCACGGCCGATTATACCTATTATTGGCTCGTAAGGTTCAGCGGCGATATGACAGCCGAGTATATTTTCACTAACGTTTATAAATCTAAATCATTCAAATTAGTATCAACTCGATAGGGGGCGCATTATGAAAGAGGTAAATGAGGTATTACGAAACCACCTCAATAATGATAAATATTTCATGAGCTGCGACCTTTACGAGTTGCGCTTGCGTAGTGGTGTAACGTACTACTGGGCTGATAGCGACGCCGACGTATCATATAGCGGCCAAATCTATAAGTCAGACGGCCCTATTATCGTAAGGGATAAGATAGCCACTAATAGTACTGTAAGCGTTGATAAAATGACGATTAGCATATCCACGAATGAGCAGGATAAAATTGGCGGTGTTCCTATTATGGCTGTAGCTCATAATGGTGGCTTTGACGGTGCTCAAATGACGCTCAAACGAGCGTTTTTTGATGATAACTATACTATTATCGGCGCTGTAGGGTTATTCACAGGCTTATGTGAAGTTAGTCAAGGCGGTGGCCTCACCTTAAAGCTCAATGTTAAATCAATCGTGCAAAAGCTCAATATCGAATATCCGAACAGACGATATTATCCACAATGCCCCTTTAGTGTTTATTCTAAAGAGTGCGGCGTGGATATATCCAAGTTCAGAAAGAGCGGAAAGGTTACGGCTTTAGGCGCTGGCCCTAATTCCGTAAGAATTGATATACCATTCACAAATGGCTATTACACGGCTGGCGGTATTGATTGGATCACTGGCCCATTGGCAGGGCAATCTACACAGATATTACAAAGCGCTGACGGCGTAATTCTGTATATGAGCGCTCTTGAAGTAAGCCCAAGAGTCGGCGACCAATTCTATATATATGCTGGTTGTAATAAGACGCCTAGTGAATGCAAGAACAAATTCAATAACTGGAACAGAAACAGGGCTACCCCTTACGTTCCACTAAAGGAGAGCATACGATGAACACTTTAACTACAGGCGAAAGGATAGCTAATGCTGCGATTGAGTGGCTAGGCACACCTTACGCTAATAATTCAATGGTAAAAGGTGCTGGCGTCGATTGCTCTTATTTGTTGGTGGCTGCCTTAGTTGATAGCGGCTTAATGAAAGCCGATAGACTACAGATAGAAAACTACTCAAATGAGTGGCATTTACACCACTCAGAAGAGAAATATCTTAAATACGTGCAACAAGTCGCCGATGAAGTGAAAGAGGGCTCTCCGCTTGAAATTGGCGATTTTTTACTATATCAGTACGGCCGATGTATTTCGCACGGCGCTATATATATTGGTAAAGGGCTAGTAATTCATGCTTTCGTTGATTATGGCGTGATTATATCCAAGCTCGATGATGTGCTCTTTTACGATAAGAAAGGCCGCTCACGGTTGAGGGCTGTGTATAGATTTAGAGAGGAGCGTGAATAATGGGCTTTTTATTCCACAGAGGTAAGAATACAACTAGCAGAGCCGATTTAATCGCAGATTTTCAAATAAATACAGCCTCATATGGCGAGGTGGTACCAGAGATACTTGGTACCACTCGAGTGAGTGGCAATATCATTGATTATGAAGATTTCACGGCTCATGAACATAAAAGCACCACCAGAACTGGTAAAGGTGGCGGCTCAAAGCACACAAATATTACTTATACCTACTCTGTAGCTGCAGCGATTGCCTTATGCGAGGGCCCTATCGCTGGTATTGGTAAGGTATGGCGAGATAAGGAAATATATCAATATCCGAATGAAAAAATCGAACTTACCTTATTCAATGGCGAGGCTGCTCAAACTCCGTGGCCTTATATGTTATCTAAACACCCAGAGAAAGCCTTGCCTTATAGCGGACTTGCATATATGGCTGGTGTGGTTGATTTGGGCGAGCGTGGCAGCTTACCTCAATATAATTTCGAGGTATTCGGCAAGCTACGAGATACAGGCGATGGCACAGACGTAAACCCAGCCGACTATATCGAGCATGTACTGCAATCAGTTGGGGCAGATGTACAAATTGAGGGTATTGAAAACTTTAGAGCCTACTGCAAGGCGGCTGATATATTAATCAGTACACCACCAGAGCAAAAAAGCGCTAAAGCTCAAAGCATTATTAATGATATAGCCGAGATCACCAATAGCCTTGTATTCTGGAGTACAGACCGCCTCAAAATCGTACCTTTAGCCGATAAGCCTATCGGCACATGGACACCTGCGAACCAAATTCAGTATAACCTCACGGCAGATGATTTTATCGCAGGCACAGACGGCCAACTTATTTTATATAAGCGAAAGGATACAAGCGAGGCATATAACGAGGCTACAGTCGAGTTCATCAATCGTGCCAATAGCTACGAGAAAGAAACAGTATCTTTTGAGGTGGTTGCAGATGTGCAACGCAACGGCTTAAAGCCTGCCTCTAAAAAGACTGCTCACTATCTGTATACAAAAGCTAGGGCTCAATACTACGCTGAGCAGCTTGCTATGAAACGCTTGTATGCAAAAACTCAATACACGTTTAGGCTTGATTGGGCGTTCTGTACGCTCGAGGTAGGCGATTTAGTAACGCTTACAGATGAGGCCTGCCAATTAAATAAGCAGATTGTAGTTATTACAGCAGTAAACGAGGCGGCCGACGGACAACTCGAATTTACGGCCGAGGGCAAGCCTGCTGGAACATATGCACCAGCTCGCTATGATGTGCACGAAAGCGAGCGGCCTTTCATTGATTACAACCAAGCAGCGCCAAGCGTCAACGATGTGGCAATATTCCAAACTGTTGGCGATGTAGGCGGTAATCAAGTATTTATAGGCGTAAATGCGCCAGCTGGTTGGGGTGGCTGCTCTGTGTGGCTATCTGACACCGACCAAAATTACAGCCGCATAGGATCCATTAGTCAACAGGCTAGAATGGGCCGTACTCGATTGGCATTCAACGAAACAGCGAACGCCTGCGAGGTTACTCTTAATCAAGGAACGCTTAAAGGTGGCACGCACATAGACGCAGAGCGAGCTAATACGCTTTGCTGGGTGAACGGTGAGGCGCTAAGCTATGAGGGCGCTACTATGGGCCCTAATAATCAATTTTCATTGAGCGGCCTCGTGCGTGGACAATACGGAACTAATGCAATCAGTCATAACGCTGGTGAGCGCTTTATTCGTGTAGATGAGGCTCTTTTCCGCTATCCTTACCGCAAAGAGGATATAGGGAAAACAATACACCTCAAATTTACCTCAATGAACCTATTCGGCAGCAACGAGCAAGAACTTGACGAGGTACAGGCTTATCAATACACCTTAACGCCGTACTTTATTCCAGAGGTTACAAACCTCACGCTATACACTAAATACTACGAGATCACTAATAGGGTTAAGTCATTCGATGTGGTGGCAGAGTTCAATGTACCACAAATTAACAGCCTTGATACTGTGGAAATCTGGTATAGAGAGCCTGGCGGTCAATGGAAATATGGCGGCGCAGGCGAGGGGCAAGTCATTATAAGCGGCTGTGAATTAGGCCATACATACGAGGTTAAGGCTGTAGTTAAAGATACACACGGAAACACCTCGCAGGGCGTATCTAAGAGTATTACTGTAGAGCTAAAGAGTGAAATTCCGAATAAGCCTCTCGGCTTTTCAATTTCATTCAGCGATATGGCACATTTTAACTGGCTAGAGGTACGCAATGCCGATGTAGATTATTACGAGCTACGGATTGACTTAAATGCTGGCCAAAATGACGGCTTAATCGGACGCAGCAATAACACCACATACAGCGGAACGCTACGCAATCGGACTGGTAAAGTGTACTTGTATGCTCATAACCCAGCCAAAGGCTATGGAGCGCCTGCTGAATTGACTTACAACGTGCAACAGCCTAAACAGCCGACCAATCTCAAAGCAACAGCCAATATCAATGGTATAGGCGTTACGTTTGAGGCTATTCCTGCGAGCTGTAAGGGTGCTAATGTGTATGTAGATAGTAAGGTATATTTCACTACTACAAACGCTCTGAGCATTCCTTTAGAGGCTGGTGTATATAACGTAAAAGTGGCTTACGTCGATATATTCGGCGAGGGGCCTGCGAGTGAGCCTATATCTGTAGCCGTAAAAGCTAAAATTGATAAAGAGCTACTCGATATGGAGAGCCTCGGCATATCCGATATGGATAAGGCGATTAAGGCTTTAAATGATGAAGTCGGCACAGTCAAGACTAGCGTTAATGGCTTTGAGAATAAACTCATAGACCAAGCGAACGCAGTTCAGCGCTCTTTGAACGATTTAAACAAGCATGTAAGTTCTCAAATCACTCAAATAGCCAACGGCATTGAGTTAAAAGTAACAAATGCGCTCGGAGCGCTAGACGGCAAGGAACTTATAAGCCGTATTAACTTAACGCCAGCAGGCACACGCATTGACGGCAAGCTATTGCACGTTACAGGGCAAGCATTATTTGATGATAATATCATCACAAATAAAATGCTACAAGCCGACAGCGTGAATGCAAGGAATATAAAAGTTGATAATCTAGCAGCTATATCAATTAATACAGGCGACCTAACAGGTGGATCTATTACAGGTGGGACGTTCAAAAATAGTACTGGTACATTCGAAATAGATCGCAACGGCAATATTAAGGGTGCTAACATCACAGGCTCACGAATTGACGCCGCCTCAATATTCCAATCTGGCTATAAGATTAAGAATATTGACGTTCAAATGTACAAAGTCAAACATGGCGATTGGTGCCCTATTCCAAATGGGTTTACTGAGGCACAATGTACTTTTGTACCAGTCGGATATATACAGACTGAAAGTTATTGTAATTCCAGTAATAGTGGTAGGCCTTATATTCCGCAACCTACAGATGATGGGATCGGAAAAGCTCTTGAACGTATTACTTTTGATAAATTCAATCAGCAAAAAGCTCGCTGGACTGGTAGTTGTGATATATATTTCAGAACCAACCGCACACATAAGGTTAATATCGGCATTAAAGGTAAGCGAAGAGCGGTTGTCGAGAGCCGCTATTTAGATATGTCTACATCTGGTAGCGACGGCAGCGTGCAAGGCTTTAAGGACGTGGAAACATATTCATATGGCGAGCTGTTTATATTAGTGATCGCTAAACAATAATAGGGGGTGAATTATGGTAAAACACGATTTCACTATCCATGCTGGACACGATTTCAATGTTTCGTATGTAGTTCCAGAGGGTAGCGAAAGAGTACTAACAGGGTTTACAGGTGTATGTAAAATTAGAAAGCGAGCAGATGAGGGCGTTATTTTCGAACTAGCTGCAGAGGTCGGCGAGAAATATGTTACTTTCTCATTGAGTGGAGCTACATCGGCAGCCAAGAAAGTAAACGGCAAAGATTTTGTATATGACGCTTTTATTTACAACGATAGCGAGCATATTAAGCTAGGATACGGCAAAATCTTATTTATTCAAGATATTTCAATGCACGACTAAAGAGAGGTAAAAATCATGGCAGATAACACTTTAACTTTGAAAATCGATAGAGATACTGTTTTTCCTTTGCTCGAGGGTTTAAGAGGCCCTAAAGGAGAAAAGGGCGAGGACGGCCAACGTGGTGAGAGAGGCGAACGAGGGGAACAAGGCCCAAGAGGGTATAAGGGCGAGGCAGGCAGCGCAGAAAAATCAGCTCAATTCTTAAAAGAGCACAATATCTGGCTCGAAGATACTAGCGTAGATACATTGCTTATGAAAGTCATTGAGCTTTCTGGTTGTCATAATAATTTCACGCCTAAATCTCTCGACTTTATTCAGCCAAAAGAGGGGGCTACTTATATCGACTTCACAGGAGAGCCGCACTACAAATTAGCTATCAATAATGGCGAAAAGCGAGAATTTCAGTCCGACAATATGCGAGTATCTATTGATGAAAGCATGAAAGGCAATGTAAGAGTTGATTACTACGACTTAACGGATCGCTTAGTTACAACTCATATTATTGAGATAGTTAAGCCTACACAGGGCCCAGACTTTGGCGCATTCGTCAAAGATACTCAATTAACTTCTAGCATGGTTGGCGTTACTGTCGCTGGCACAGGCAAAGTATATGAAAATGGAGTTAAAATTATTCCTACAGTATTAGAAACTATGAATAAATTCAATTTAGAAAACATGTTCAAAGGCATAATTGAAAAAGTTTGCGATTACAAACAAGTTGAATGTGTAGAACTTGATTTAACAAAGTTGCCAGATACCCCTGCTAAAGGTGGTAACTTCCCAGAAGTGTGCAAAAATTTAAGCTATTTAGTTAATAGTGGTAACAATACCATTGTTAAGGTTAATCGTGGGCAAGTGATTACTGTTTCCGAGGATCCTATGACGCCAAATAAAACAGGCGAGGCAACTTCTATTAAATTCACTGGTGTTGAAAATAAGAAAATCCAGTTCAATGGCTCTGAGTTGGTGGCTATGGAGCGAGGTGCTAGATATGAATATGTGTTCGCTACAGATACAATCAATAAATTAGGCTAATATCAATGCAAGGGGAGAAAATGCAAGAATTAACACATTTTATGAGTGAGGCATGGCGAACTCTTACAGAGTCTTTTGCCATGAAAGCCTTACTCGCAGTAATAGCAGAGGTCGGAATATATATGCTAGGGCTTAAACACGTGCAAGTATTAGGGATATTCATTATACTGGTGTTCCTAGACCTTATTACTAAATGGGCCTCTATTAGCTATCAAATGTTGCTAGATTTAGGGGCTAGCCCAGAGAATATTAGCGGTTCCGACAAATATTTAGCCATTCCAGCGGCTTGGGGTAAAGGGTTAATATCTTCTAAACATATGAGAAAGCCTTTTGTTACAAAGGTACTCACATACTGCCTAGCAACTGCGGCGGCATGGTGCTTTGATTTCATGGCTGGAAACTATGCTTTCGCTGTCAATCTAGTATGGTTATATCTTGGCTCGGTTGAGTTTTTGAGCATACTCGAGAATATGAGAGACGGCGGCAACAGCACAGTAACAGGGCTATTAGATATAGTACATTCAAAAATTGATATGATTTTAAAGAAATAATAATGTATAGGCTGCATTCGATAGGGTGCAGCCTTTTATAATTGGGGGTAAAAACTATGAAAATTGGCGAATATTTCGACGATTACGAATTTGCTTGTCATTGTGAACGTCATGTGGTTGATGAAAACGGCCATAATGTGCTAGATCACGTCATTGATAAAAAACTTGTAGACGTATTAGACAAAATTCGTGAACGCTTGGGCGTTCCTATTACCGTTAATAGTGGCTATCGTTGCCCAGAGCATAATGCCGAGGTTGGTGGCGTTCCTAATTCCTATCATACGAAAGGCGTAGCTGCGGATATAACCTATGATGGGATAGACGTAGACTATCTCGCACAGGTGGCCGAGGAATGCGGCGCCGACGGCATTGGTAAATATTACTATCAAGACTTCGTTCATGTTGACGTGCGAGGCTATGAGGCTCGCTGGAGTGATATGGACTAAATAGGGGGTTATCATGTATGAAAAAATTAAAACATACCTCGAAACGCTTAAATATAAGATTACTATTAAGCGCCTTATTATTGGTGCTGTGTGTGTGCTTTTCCTCTATGGCATTGGCAGCCTCGCAAGAGGTTACTTCACAGCCAGAGCCAACTATCACCGTGCCATTGAGCGATTGGAACAGACTCAAAGGGCACTTGATGACAGCCGACGCCTCAATCGAGAACTCAACAAACTCATTGGAACAAGCCGACAGCTTAACAATGACGCAGGCGACAGAATTAAAAGAATTGAGGGTTATCAACAGCGAGAGGGCGAAAGCCTTAACCGAATTGAGGGAAATCAACGAGAAACAGGGGCAAGAGTTAGAGAAAGCCTCGAGCAAAATAACAGAGCAAGAGCAGAGATTAAATCAAGCCTCGAACTCATTAGACGAATTGAAGAACGAAATCAAAAACAATAGACGAACAGAGCAACGCTTGCGGCGTCAACGTGATACATGGGCCGCTGGTGGTGTGATTGGTTTTCTAATTGGTGCAGCTGGCGCTATTCGATGAAATCGAGGTGATCCATTATCTCCCTACTATGTGAGGGTGGACACATAGCTCTGTGTTGATTGGTGAATTAAATAGGCCTATTATATTAAATATATACATTTAATGTAGTAGGCCTTTATTTTTTTGTAAAAATTCAAAAAAAGTACTTGCATTCTATTTGATTATATGTTATCGTATAATCAAAGGTAAGGGAATTACACTTACTGAATGATAAAATGAAAGGACATCACACACCATGAAAATTTTAATGACAGAAGATTTCGCAACAACACTACAAGATAATCAAAAGGATTTCTTGAAACTCATGTTTGACGGAGCATTAAGCGCAGCTCATTCAGCAGCTGCACAATATCGAGTATATAGAGATGAATTTGATAAACTTGATTTTGTAGCTAACATGAAAGCAGCGTTTAATTATCAAAATCTTGGCGGCTTTGAGTCAAATCCGTTACTTGATGATTTAACTGAGATGTACTCAAACATCATGAATGCGGCTGCTGACAGATAATAAGATACGGCCCCTATAACAGGGGCCAACAAGATAATACATTATATATTTAAAAGAGGTATTATTATGAGCAGTAAAAACCAATGGGGCGGCGCTCGTAAAGGAGCTGGGGCACCTATTACAGTGGGCGAAGAGGGGCGCCGTAAACCTAGAGCTATACAAATGAATAACGATGAATATGCAGCACTCAAAGCAGCAGCTGAAAAAGCAGGAATGAGCATATCTGAGTATGCAAGAATGAAGCTTTTTAATAAGGGGTATGATATTATGGAATTATCAATCAATGGGGAAAATATAAAATGTACATTAGTTAGTGATTTACCGAACAAAAACATTGCTGACTACGAGACCATTTCGAGAGACGCAACAGATACGGAAAATAATTTTTATAGTGTAACAAAGGTTACTTATACAAATGGCGATTATGAATATTTAGCTGAACGCCTCTACGATTTGAGCGACGACAAAGAATATGAAGAATTAACGAGCAAAATCTATGACTAAAGTAATAGGGTATGCGGTAGAATTTATATAAAAGTGGTTCGCTTTATTGTATAAGTTGCCCACCATTATGTTGACATCTACCGTCCTTGAGAATTCAAGGGCGGTTATTTTTATATACTAATAGTAGAGGATATTATGGAACCTAGACCTATGATGGA